TCTTAGGAAGCATATGCAGGCCGTGCTGTGCGACGTTAGAGATGTGAAGAATCAGCCCGAGGTTGAGCCCGATGTGAGAGGGTTCAATTTTGAGGAAGATATGTCGACCGACGAGGTATTTGCGGTCAGTTCACTTCTCAAGATGCAGATTCCTTCAGAAACTTTTGAAAAGTACATATATAAGAAGATGGCCAAGGCCTGGATGCCTGACGCAAACAGGGATGTGATCGTCAAGGTTTACGATGAAATTGAGGCCGGGCCTACGATGGAGGAGCGCGAGCAGGAGGAGTTCAAGAAGAAGGTCAAGATGGCCAGCGCCGAGATGCGAGACCAACTCGCGAATAGAAACAAGGGGTTCAACCAGCCGCCGGGACAGGGCGGGGTTGGCCCATCGCCAGGAGGCGATAACCAGCAGTAGTGGGGGTACATTAAAATGCCTACGCCTTATTCTCGACTGACGACGGCGCAGTTGACTGCGCTTCTCACGGCTCAGCTCGGGACTTTGCAGCCGTACCAAATTCGGCAGGTGTTCGAATTTCTTTCCCGCGTCCATTGGGGAAGCGCAAATTCTGCATCTGGCGAGGGATCGGACTCCAACGTTGCCAACCAGCCGACGATTTCCCAGATCGTCACCTTGCTCGGCACGAACAACCCGTAGATTTCCGGGTCAGTTTTGGCAAAATAGTTTGTGCGGGAAGTGCTTTGGCGATATATAATGGGAACTGGAATAAGGAGCCTCAACTATGGCCGGAACAGTCCTAGGAAGTAATAAGGGAGACAGTGGTGCCGCATCCTCGGTAACTTTGGAGCAAGTGATGGTCGAGGTCAACAAGACCATCGACTCCAAGCTCGGGGCAAGGTTTGAGGATTTCAAGAAGACAGGGCTCAGCGAGGCGATCGCATCCCACGTGAAGCCCGTCAACGAGCAGTTGACCACCATCAACGAAGCGCTCAACAAGCTGGTTTCCAACCCTGGAACCACGCCGATTGGTGATGGCACAAACCGCGGCGGCGGGAATATGATTCCTCCCGAGCTTAATGCTCAACTGCGCACGTTGAATGACACGGTGAAAAACCAGGGCAAGACGATCGCCGACCTTCAGGCTGCGAAGGAAAGTGCCGAGAAGCGAGCGGAAGAGACGGAGCGTCACTCCACTATCAGAACTGCGCTCAACGGTTTGCCGTTCGTCAACGATAGGGCGTCAGAAACTGCGTTCTCTATCGTGTTGCCGCACGTCAAGCGGATGGACGACAACACCTTGGTCGCGAGCATCAATGGTGAAAATTTCCCGGTTCCGGCGTTTGCAAAAGATTTTCTCGAAAAGGAGCACGCATACCTTTTCAAGGCGTCCGGCGTTTCTGGTTCTGGGGCGCCGAATACCGGGAGCGGAGTGCGGATGGGGGCGAAGATCGACATCAACTCGATTAAACCCGGCATGAAATTAGATGATCGTGCAGCTGCTGTGGAAGCAATCTCGGCGGTGATGGCCTCTAATCAGTAGTAGAGAGGCACCTTTGGTGCGATTTTTTAAGGGGAGGCAAACGTAAATGCCAGCGATCACCTCGGCAAATGTGGCCGATGCAATCGTAAAACTTGTGGCTGCCGACGCGCTGCCAGCGTTGGTTGGCAACCTCGTCATGGGCAACCTCGTCAATCGGTCCTACGAGGCTGACCTGGCAAACCAGGGGGACACGGTCAATATCCCAATTCCTCCGGTCATGGCCGCGAACAACATCGCGGAGGGCGGCTCGGTTTCCACACAAAATCCGAGCCTTGGCAATGCTCAGTTGGTCATCAACACGCACGCTGAATCGTCCTTTCAAATTCCGGACGTGACACGCGTGCTGGCTCACCCGGACTTGCTCAACATGTACATGTTGCCCGCGATCATTTCGCTCGCGGAACGCATCGAGAGCGACATGACGCAGCTCTACCTCAACTTGACGGCCAACAGTCCTGTCGGTACGGCGAACACGACCATCACGGAATCAGTCGTGGATTCGGCAGAAACGGCGCTTTTTACCGCGAAGGTCCCAGACTCGCTTCCGAAGTTCCTCGTGACGTCGGGAGCGACGTACTCCGATATGCGCCAAATTCAGCGTTTTTCGGAAGACAAGGTCTCTCCGGAATTTGCGGGCGTCATCCCGAGCGGTGTGGTCGGACGGCTGAAGAATTTCTTCGTCGTTCGAAGCCAATACATTCAGAAGGTTTCGGGCACGACTCCGACGACTTACAACCTCGCGTTCGCGCGCGATGCGTTTGCCCTCGTGATGCGCATGCTTCCGAAGCCGCTGCCGAACACTGGCGCCGTGGCAGAGTACGCATCCATGGGCAACTTCGGAATGCGCGTGGTGCTGAGCTACGCCCCCAACACTCTGGCGCAGCAGTTCACGGTCGACGTGCTCTACGGGTGCGGCGTGCTGCGGAACATTTTTGGGGTGCAGGTCCTCACATAGGATCTGAGAAACCTTCGTGGGCCGGGCGCCTCTAGGAAGTTGCCCGGCCAATCGAGTGGAGGATCGAGATGGATCTAAAATCGTATTTTGACGATCTTCATAAGATCGAGGCAGATTTGGTGCGCGAGGCGAAGGACAATGCCGTGTATGTAACCTCCCTGTTTCATAGGGAGAGGAACTCCACCCCGGGCTGTACACTGAGCGCATCGTGTCGCAATGCCGCACGCGTCATCACCGATGGGACGCACAGGTTGGCGACTCCGGATGAAATCGACTCATTCCTCAAGCATCAGCAAGACGAGTTGAGGCGCAATTCCTCCGCCGAGCAGAGGAACAAGCGCCAGTACATCGTGGTCGTCGACAAGAACGAGGCCACGGAATCATCGGTCCTTTTGGGCGCCGAGCCCAGCAAATCAGCGGCGGTTGTCGGAAAAGGTTCTCGGGCCTTGAAGGAGTAGCTTTCGGTCCGAGGAAACGAAAGGAAAGAGGTAACAGAAAATGACCCTCACTCAAATCCAAGCATTGGTGACCAAGACGGCTGCCTATGCAGGGACGGCGATCAACATTTCTGGGTTCGTCGATGGTTCGGGAAATCCTGTCGATTGGACCCTGAAGATCAACGTCCAGGCTCTTTCGGATTCGAACTCGGCCAACACCCCGTGTGTCCGGTTCGCCTTCGAAGATTCGGTCGATGGTACAACCTACCTTGCCGGTCCGACGGTCAGCTTCAAGGGCACGCTCGCCAATTCGTTCGACAAGGTGAAGTCGTTCAAGAAGGAAGACTTCCCCGATCTTCGCATCGGCGTCTCAAACGGCTTGCTTCGCCTGCACCTCACTGATCTCGAGGCGACCGGCTCCTGCACGTACCAGGCGTGGATGGAGTCCTAGCGACCGCATCGGATTGACGATTCGTCGTAAGTTCCGGGGCTCGTGGCTCGTGTGGCCATGGGCCCCGTAGTAGCATGGGGGCAAAATGTTGAAGACGATTTCGTTTTTCTTTCTTTTGATCTCCTTTGTCCTTGCACAGCCCGGACCTCTGAGCATTCCTAGGACCGTGGTGTCCGACACCCTCCTCGATTTTTCTGGCCAAGCTTTTTCTGGGACGATAATCGCAAAGTTAAATTCGTCACAGTACAACTTTGGCGCCTCGACGTCCACCACAAATGGAACGTTCAGCCTTTCTCTTTATCCCGGGACATATGTGGTCCATCTTCAATCTTCCACGTTTGGAATAGAGAGGATCGAGTCATGGGCAGTTCCACAGTCTGATTCACCGATCGGATTGTCGGGAGTTGGGAGCCCGTCCGCGAATATTGGAGGAGGTGTTTTTTCCGGGTCCACTCTTCCAGCCACGTGTACTCCGGGCACCAACGGAACCTTCATATTGGTGGGGTCTGGGCCTACGGGAACGCTCTATACTTGCACGGCTCCGAACACGTGGACGCTGCCTCCATCTTCCGGTGGCCCTCCGACTGGAGCGGCTGGCGGTGGTTTGACCGGATTTTATCCTAATCCCACGGTCGCCTCTGCCTTGACGGTTAACGGTTCTGTCGTGTCAGCGCCCAATATAAACGCCACAAGTCCGAGCGCTGACTCTGGTTATACGACGGCTACACCGAAGGTATCGGGCTCGGGGATTATTTTGGAGGTGCCTAACGCCACGTCTTCTGTTGTTGGTGGGCTTGAACTCACCAACGCCCTCGGCGGCTCGGCCACATCGCCCACCCTGACCACCACTGGCGTTGCGGCCGCGCTCAACTGCCCCGACACGGGGTCCGCCAACGCG